AGTAAACAAGAGTGGAGAATTGAATATCAAAGATCCCATTCGTTTATCAAAGTTGCTAGAGGAAGTAGAAGTCCCTGAAAAGAAAATGGAGGCTGCTATGAAAAGACCGGCAATTAAAACTGTCAAAGCAGAAATTACCATGGAAGCGAGTCCTGATTCACAAACAGCTCAAATTATGCCAAATGTAGCATTGAACATGGGAACCATCCATTACGGAAATCTATGGATGGGTTATGTTGGTTTACAAGAACGTAAGATCTTAGTAAATGGACATTTGTTCGGAGATTTGTCTCTTAGGTTGAGTTCTTATACAATAAGGATAATGAGACTTGGGAAAGAATTTTCTGTGACAGTTAAAGGAGATAACATCAAGAGACCAGATAAAGTATGGGACAATACTACAAATGGATGGGCTTATCCTGACTATTTGATTTTGGATTTACATGAATCTCCACAAGTTCCACAATTCACAAATATAACATCATATTTTTGTTTTGAAAGAGACCTTGATACACTTGATTGTAGTAGTGGAAGAATGATTGCAAAAGAGAAGAATTCTCAGAGCAATATGAGCTACGAGTTAAACAAATTAGAATTGTTAACCAATCAAGTAATGTATGGACCCGTAGGAGGAACATTCTATTCTGCGAAACAATGGCATTACAAGGCAAGTACCACAGCAGGAACATGTGGAAGTCCAATTTTTGTGTATAATAGTAGAATTCCAAGAAAAATCGTAGGAATTCACCAAGCCGCTTATGACAACACCAATGATGCATACGGAATCATAATAACTCAGGAAATGATTAACAGACTTCTGGGACCGAGAACATCAGTCGATGCAATGTCTTTTGATGATATGATAGGAGACAAGCAAATGCAGGTAGGAATACACAGAGAACCGAGAATATTACCACCAGGAAATCATTTAATTCTCGGCACATTGAACAAAGCGGGAACAGTACCCCGTAGAACAGACATTAGAGCAACACCAATCTTTAATGAAGTTTCTGTTCATAAAACTGAACCGGCGATCTTGACTAAACGAGATCCAAGAAATCTCACTGGAAAACATCCAATTGAAGTGGGAATTACAAAATTCAATCAAGAAGCCGGACAATGGAACCCAACATATTTGAAAATGGCAGTAGATCATTACGTAGATGAAAGTATCAAATATACTGAAGAATCGTATGGAGGACCAAAACGTATTTTGACTTTACACGAAGCTATAAATGGTATACCAGGGTGGATTACTCCCATTGACATGTATACCTCTGCAGGATATCCGTACAGCACTAAACGACCATCGAATAGTGTAGGAAAGTTGTTTCTCTTTGATAAGATCGGAGAGAGAGAAGACGGATCGCCTTTGTATGAAGCAAAAGCCGAGTTAGTAGAAGACATCAACTACTTACTCGAGAACGTTAAAAAGTACAAGGTTGTGCGAAATTACTTTACAGATGAGATGAAGGATGAGCGAAGACCATTGGAAAAGATTAAGAGTTGTAAGACACGTATATTTAACACCCATAACGTGGCCTGGCAACTAGTAACTAAGATGTATTACGGAGCTTATATGGCTATGTATATGAAAGCGAGAACCCGATTAAGTTCGACATTGGGTTTAAACATGCATGGACCAGAAGTTACGCAATTAGTTAATCACTTGACAGAAGTTGGAAATAATATGTTTCCTGGCGACGTAAGTCGATGGGATGGAACATTTGATTTTGAAACATCACAAGGATGCGTAGAAGTAGTGTCAAGATGGTTAACCCACTTTCACCCAGAGTATGATATTTGGGAAATAAAGACGGTTGGATCGACCTTTCATTTCCGAATTCATATTATTGGTGATACTGTGTATATTACTTTCATTGGCATGCCCAGTGGTAAGTTCTTAACAGCATTGTTCAATACGCTTGGACATAATATACGCAAAGTGGTAATTATATTTGAAGTGGCTACGAAGAAACAACGATTCGAAGTCATCAATTTCAAATATGTCCGTGAAAATTTTAGGGACGTCAGGAATGGCGATGATATGCTGGAGAGTGTGTCCGATTCCATGAAGGAGTGGTATACTGTAAAAGACATCATAGAAACCTGGGCTGAACACGGGATAGAAGTAACAGCCCCTACCAAAGCGGAAGGCGATTTTGTTGAAGATTTTGAACCTATAACAAACGTTCAATATCTAAAATCAACATTCGTTCCCGATGGTAGATACACACACCCTGCCTTGTGGAAGATGGCGATGAGTAAAGTAACAATTGAAGAACTTTTCAATTGGATTCGCGACGGTTCTACAGTGGAGGAAAGATTGGAAGCTAATGCCCATGATGCAATGCAATTTGCATATGCACATGGTCCTGAGTATTATAACGATCTCCGTCAGAGAGCGTTAAAGGTGCTTAGGAACAAGAAGATCAACATTAGGGTTCCAAACTTTGAAGAGTTTGATATTAGTTGGCTCGGCGCACACGAACTGGCCGGAGTACTAATGATCTAACACCAAAGATGATATCTATATTAAATTTAATTTCAAAATTTAAAATTTTTTCTCAAACCAACATTGCGTTATGAGCAGGAGGGTTTTAGTGATTTAGAGCTGTCAAAGGCCACACTCACCGACTGCAAGAACGAGCGAATGTTCCGGTTTTAATTTGATGAATAAATTCCGAATTAACGACGAATGTATGTTGCAATGAAACGCCTGAAAGGGCTCTGATACAGAGATTTGAGTACGTCTGTATTATGAGTAGGGAGGTATTGGAATGAATGTATTAGGTTTTAAGTTTAG